CAAGTCTGCAATTAAAGTAGCGGTTGCTCCACCAAGAGAGTGACCTGCAATAACAAGTTTCCTCTCTGGATTCAATCCCTCGTATGCTACCACTAGTTGTGCTAGTGTCCTGTTAGCATTGTTCTTAAATCCTCTGTGACAATCGTCACGTTTAATAAGAAACTTTAGATTGGTTACCCAGTCTGTAGTTTCCTTTGTTCCTTCTACTGCAAGAATAGTATGTCCTGCAATCTTCCTACTGACCAAAAAGTCTTGGTCGTGAGGATATACATCTCGACAGCACCGTAGTGCCTCCAAGACAACTTCCTTTGATAATGTCATTATAAAAAAGTAACTATAGTATGTAGCTTACTTTCTATCGTCTCTGTCTGCGTCGTTATTGTTACCTCTAGGTCCATCAGGAACCTTTGGCATCACTTCAACAGTTTTCCTTTTCTTTTTACCTTTCTTGTTAACAGGTAGTGTATCACCAACTGGTAATCTATACTCTAGAAACTGTCTGTATGACTTCATTTCGTATAACCCATAATCTTTTTAACTTTAGCCTTGGCTTTAGTGTTCCACTCTTCTGACTTTAAAGTAGCGGGAACGTCTGCACCAATAACTTGAGTATCAGCAGGTTGCTCTTCAATAACAGGCTTTTCGTCAGTCTCCCACTTCTCACCTGTTACTTTAAATGTTGTCTTAGTTAACTCACTAAGTTCTGTAAGGATTCTAGCATGCTCATCCCAAAGATAATTTTCAATCTCTTCCTTAGTTGCTTTACATGCTTCTGTAGTGTGCTCATATGAACCACACTTCTTACAGCACTCTTTACCTTCTTTAGCAACCACATTGGTATAAGCAAGTGCTTGACCATTAGTTTGTGGAACACCACCTGACATAGATCCTTGTCCCATAGTCATGGAACCCTTCAGTGCAACAGCAGGTTCACCGCCATTAGATGTTGCTTTAGGATCTTTTGATGAATCATCATCAGGTTTCTGCTTCTCTATAGTAGGAATAGATGTTGCTGCATCAGATGCTGGTGCAGGAACTGTCCCTATTGGTGTGTCAAATGTAGCAAAAGCAGTACCACCCTGCTTCTGTCCTGTAGGAATTTCTTCCTCAGCAATCGAAGTGTTTTGGAAACCGTCACCACCAGACCAACGAGAATAAGACTCCATGAGAGCCTTAGAAAAGTCGTCGTTATGTGCGAGACTGTTAACTGTCTTCTGCTTTTCCATGTCTAAAATTGAAGAGTTTTCTATGATCTATTTATAGTACGAATATCCTTTACCCATGCACGAAACATCTCACCACCCTCAGTAACACAGATAACGTAGTTAACACCTGTCCTGTGGATGGTTCCTTTCTCACCTGAAATAGCATTCATTACTCTGTCACCGACAGAATATCCTTCATTATGTCTATGTTGTTGCCTTATAGACTGCTCTCTCAGTTTCTTGAAATCTTTCATAGTAGATTCTCAGATCCACCTAACCAAGAACCACCATTTTTTGTTGCTAAATCGTACATTTTCTGATGCAATGACTCTGTTGGATCGGCACCCCTCCAGAGTTCATAAGCGTCCTCTTCTGGTCTAGGATTCTCAGTAGCAATTGGCATAGAATCTAGAGGATTGTACTTATAACTGGGTTCGAACCAATCATCGTTAGCAATTTCTTGCAGTACTTTCTTTTCTGTCATTTGAAAGTTGTCGGTAAATTTAACTTAATCTCACTCATTAAAGTGAGTACATCTTTATCACCTAGAGTAGGTATACCTAGCTTAAAAGTCTTGAAATCATCTGCAAATGCAGCTCGTCTCATCTTTGTACCAGATATAGCAAATGTATCACCATCTGCATCTCTACTTCCAGAAGATTTTATCTCGATAGTACGAAAAGTAAAATCTTTATGATTATATTTATGCACCCACTGCATCGCTCCAACCCTGTCAGATCCTACAAGAAAAACAACCTCATCATATCCTGCCATCATTATGTCTTGTAAGCATGCTACTGGATCTGCCTTAGTAAGACTGAATATTCTACCCCTATGCTCTGGAAACATCTTGTTCATCCAGAATAATTTTCTATCAGGTGGTAGTGGGTTGCTACCTTTACTGTCCTGCGTGTGTGAAATATAGATGCGATAGTCTTCACCACCAGCAATACGTTTTACTGCTCTAAAATTCTCCTTATGACCTGTAGTAGGTGGTTGAAACCTACCAAATGTGAAGTAGCACTTGTTACACTTTAACGCCATGACTTTGCTACCGTGAAGTTATTGTATGAAAACTCAAGACGGTTAACGAATTTTATCATATCTCCATCTTTATGCATAACATACCCCTCTGGACCAGTTACCTTGTATCCTTTCTCTGTTTGAACAAAGGTTCTAAAGGTCTCAAGTTTATCCAACTTATCTATAACCATCTGCTTCACTGTTTGCAACTCTTTATAGAGAGCAAGCAATGATTTGAACTTAGATTGGTTAGCTCTCAGATAATTTTGACTATTGTATACAAGATCCGACTTAGCTATCCTATTAGCAGGTGTCTTTATAGCATCAAGCATCTTTTTAGTCTTATCATAATAAAAATTATAGAGACTGGCAAAAGTTTTATCGACATCAGTGATATTACGTGCTGCTTTTATCTCTGCGTTGAAGAACATCTTCAAGTAGGAAGCAACATGCCACTTTTCATCACCTTTCGTACCTGTATTTTTCACCAATTCATCAAGGAAATACCCACAGTCTCCACATAATTTTCCAATGGTTGACACATGCTTATCAAACGTAGTCTCTTCTTGATGATTCAACCCTACCTTATGCATTGGTGTGTCATTATCAATAGCAAACACATCCTTACTTGATTTAACCTTTGCTCCAGCAACTGCTTGCATAGTTAAAAAATCCTGACCAGTATAATGTGTGTGAAATACCACTCCAACCTGTGCTTGAGCTACCTTTTTACCTATCTCATGGTCTACTGGTATGGCATAGGTTATAGTATTAGGTCTAAATGTATACATCATCTCACCATCAACCTTTTCTTTCTTAACATCACCAGGAGTAAAAACAAGATCACCCTGAACTATACCTTTAATATCCAAATCTTTAAAATGATTTAAACAAAACTTCAGTTTCTTACTCAACTCACCTCCATCTGGATAGTGCCTTTCGATATCAAATTCTCTATAACATATCTTAGGTTGTTGAGCAAATACACTCTTAGTTCCTACAAAAAATAGATCTACATTAGGATCTATACCACATATCACAGCAGGAGCACCGTCCCATTTAGTCTGCATGAAACCTGTGCTGTTATCACAACCAAGCATATGTCTTAGTTCTTGTAAGAAACCAACAGCAGCCTTACATCCCTCAACTCCATAGTTGAGCATCTCATCTTCTAGATGTTCTAAGTGTTTTAGTTGTGTTACGTTAGCCATTAGTTTATCATTGCAAGAGCTGTACTTGATACACCACTAAATGTATCATCAGATGCTTCCCAAAAATGGGTCATCTTTGTTTCTCCTTTAAACCTATATCCTGCTTGTAGGTGAGTTGGGTATACTCGGTTCTTATCTGCTGTTGTTCCTGAACTAGAAGTGTTTCTGATATTGAATTGCAACTCTAAAGTTGATGTTGTCATAACAATATTAATACGTTTAGCACCATCACCACTAGCACCACCATATTCAATATTAATACTACTCCTACTTGGAATGCAAGACTCATTAAGAAACTTTTCAGTCATTTCCATATGCAATATCTTACCTTTATCACGATGAACATAATGAAATCCATATCCTAATGATCCTTTAATCAATGCCTCAAGAAGATTTGCGTCAAAATTACTTCCTGGTGTATCATTTGAACTGTAAGGAGTTCCAGCCTCAAAATCATTAAAAACTCTACAAAATTTTGCTTCGTCTAATCCAAATGTATTGAGTAATGCTTGTCCATCTGCCTTCTTAATAGTACCATTCTTAATATCAGCGATAGGAAAATAGTTAGTCCTCACACCTAGATTAACTAGAGCAGTAGTTCCACTAGTCTTAGCAGAAATATAGACCTTTCCAGTATTATCACCTTCTACTGTTACATCACTTATCTTTTCTCCAATATCATACCCTTGTCCACCACCTGCACCACCAACATACCATGTTCCATTCTTAAGTTTGAGTGGTCTCTTAGTGTCTACACCACCCATCACCTTAGCTCTTAAGGTTCTGTTATCCCACCAACCATAATTACCTTGAACTAATGCAATCTGTCTTATCATAGACTGTATTGCACCAGATCCAGCAATTGAATCATCTCCTTCTTCAAACCATTTATTAATGTCTCTTGCAATTTCATCTTCAAATTTATTACCTTGGTTACCAGTACCTCTTCCACCTCTACTACCATTACCCATCTTAACTTTTAATTTTTTTAATCCAGCAGCCTTTATAAATGTTTCTTCACTCAACCCATACTTTTTAGCTGCAAATATCCTAGAAATCAAAACTTTCTTTTTACCAGCACTTTCATTAGCAGAGAATGCTAATGGAGCCTCTTCATCAGGATAAGTTGCTGCCAAATGATTCCACAGAGTCATTACTTCTGCTCTTGTGTCATCATCCATACCAACTTGCTTGGCAATTTTGCCACATCCCTTCTGAGTTTTAGGTATCTTATCCCAAGCCATTTAACAATAGAAAACCTTCCCCTGTTATTTAGAGGAAGGTTTGTGTTTGACATCGATTCTGTCCCTCTTGCGTAAAGGTGTACCAGTTGGATGTCGTTTAAGATCTCTCTTGATCTGCTTAAGTTTCTTAAGATGATCCTTGATCTCTTTGTTGGATATCATATTCAATTTTAATAATTTTAGATGATCTCCCCACTGAATTTAATGTTTCGTATACGCTCCATTCACCCTTCAATAAATCTTCCATTACTTTCTTATCTAACCCTGCCATTGCGACACAGTTATCAACAGATTTACGGACAGATTCTAATCCATCAGGATACCGATCAATAAATGATCCTGCTAGATCATTATCTTTAGCATTTTTTAATGCTTTATCGATATCTATGGTAAATTCATCACTCATTAGATTTGAAATCTTCCTCTAACATTTCGATTATTTTTGTTGAATCGATAACGTTGTCTATATTTGCAAGCATGCTAGCGATATGTTTAGAAACATAAGGTTTTTCACTTCTTGCAGAAAATGCTAATGCATTACGCAAATCTTCTTGAGCATCTCGTAGAGATTCTTCTACTGTTTTAGTGAGGGTCATAACGTTGTATTACTGAATAAACAATTGCTAAACTGATAAGAAGGATACAGATAATAGGTAAAATTAGATGCATTAACGATCTCCTTTTGAACGTACTTCAGATTTTTCTACAGAGAATGAACCGCCTGGATAACGTTTCTCCAACTTGCTGACGTTACGTCTGATAACATCATCAAAAGATACGTCCAGAGCCATACAAGCTTGTGCCACATACCACATAGTGTCACCCAACTCAATAATAAGATGCTCTCTGTTGTCGTCATTCCAAGGTTTGCCTTGGAATACCATTTTCTTAACGATCTCAAGGAATTCACCAGACTCAGCAGCAAGCCCAACACCAGCAGTGGTAAGACGTTCAATATTGGCACCTTGTCTGTCAAGTTGACCCAGACGGTCAGCAAGAGAGACAAAATCCTTACTACTATCGCTTGTGACAGCATCCACGAAATGACTGTACTTATCAAAGTCAACATGATTAGTCATAATTTAAACATTCCATTCAGCGAATTTAGATAATCTATTTTTTGTTTCTGAAAATTGAGGCATCTCTTCTTCTTCTGAATCAGAATTAAGAACAGAAGTGTCCTCTGCAACATCATACAGCCTCATCTTCGATCTGTCAATACCTATTAAGAATTTCTTATTTGAGGTAGGATCATTATAACGATTCTTAAGTTGTTTAACTAACAATCTGTTTTGAGATTCCAATTCCTCAGTAGATATGAGAGCGAACATAAGGTCAGCAGTAGCAGGGAGTCCGAAAGACTCAGATGTGTCGGTAAGGTCAGGATCGCTAGACCCATAACCAGCACGAGTAGTTTGAGTAGCACTGACAATCGGTACGTTATGCTCCACAGCAAGACCCCGAAGCTCTTCAGCAATCGCTTTAACATAAGTGTAAGAGTTAACAACAGCACCCTTATATCTGGCAGAAGCACAGATGTTTAGGTAGTCTATAAAGATTATGTGTGGTCTGAAATCTTTTTTCAGTGCCAAATCTGACAACAGTGCCTTGAAGTGTCCAGCATGTGCTGAAGCAGTAGGATATTCTTTAATGATAAGTTTACCCTGTGTCTTTCTAGCAATCTCTTGGACTTTAGAATTGTATAATACCTCTGGTAACTCAGGTATATCTTTGATGTTACAATTTAGAAGATTTGCGTCAATTCGTTCAGCAATCTTCTCCTCTGCCATTTCACATGTAATGTAGAGAACGTTGATCCCCGATGTGAGACAGGCACTAGCCATGTGGCACATGAATAAACTTTTCCCGACACCTGTACCAGCAAGAGCGATGTTGAGAGTCTTATTAGGGAGACCACCTTTGGTAATATAGTTAAACTTCTCCAGATCAAAGGGTATTTTCTCCTCTGTTCTGTGGTAGAATTCATATCTATCTTTAGATTGTTCAATGTAATCATGTCCAATGTGTTCATCAAACGAGACAGCCAAAGCATCTTGAAGGATACTGGGGATGGCATCCTTACTCAGTTTCTTGTCTCCACCGTCAGCAATCTTGATCGATTGCATGAGCGCAAGATATATAGCACGGTCTTGACACCACTTTTCTGTGGCATCGACCATCCAATCAAAATCTACCCATTCATCAGTGAGTCCACGTATTACAGCAGCAGATTGATTGAATGTATCTTCAGTTAAATCTGTACGATTTTGTAAATTTATTATGATAACTTCCTGAGTAGGTAGTTTATCATACTTAATTGCAAAGTCAGCAATCTCCTCAAAGATAACTCTTTCAGAAAGTTCTTGAAAATAATCAGGCTTTAGGAAAGGAACAACCTTACGATAGAACTCCTCAGTAAATATGAGGTTACGTAAAATTGATTCCTCAATCCTTTCAGTTGCCATAACTATACTCCGTTCGTGCTGCTTCCTCTAGTTTTGCCATCACTTCGTCTGTGAAGTATTTTTCAGGATCACTGAGTATAGACTTAGGATAAACATTACCACCACCCACGGCGATACGGTTGCCCACCCGTTTGAATACGCCATACTTCTCTCCAAGTTCAAGGAGTCCATAGTACCTGTCCAGTCCACGTTCGTCAAAAAATAATCTAGTTGCAACTTTGGAACCCTCCTGAGTGAATCGTGATTTCTTTGCTTCACACTTAATGATGTTACCCACCACATCAGTGCCATCCTTCTCTTTCGATTTGGACAAGTATATTATAGTAGATGCAGCGTACTTTAGTCCAGCCCCACCGCCCATTTCTTTCATTGGCACATAGCTCCCAATCACATCATATGTGTGGTTGGTCACAAGCATAGGAATACATGCCTGTCCTAGTTTCAAGGTCAGTACTCTAAAAGCACCCTTGATCAACTGTGATTTGGTCATGTCCCTGACCTGCTTATCATTAGAGATGTCTTCCATCTCTTTTGATGTACTAAGCATGCCAAGAGAATCAAGAACGAACATCAATGGTTGACGCTCCTCCTTTGGTTCTTTCATATACTTGTCAACGATCCTAGTTGCTTGAGTCCTGAACTCTTCTATCGTAGCAACAGGGAAGATGACCATACGTTTGGAATCAATCCCTCTAGACTCAATGATATCCTTAGAGAGAGCAGACTCAGACTCAAAGTAAATAACGCCACCGTTGCTATTGTTATCAAGAAAGTTACGTACAACGCTAAGGGCAAAAAACGTTTTTCCTGTTGAAGATTCTCCTGCGAGTGCGGTGACCTTGTTAGAGGGGATACCACCGAATAGAGAACCACTAACGACAGCGTTAAAAATATAGGAGCCAGTATCAACAAAGCTGGATGTGTCTCCTGCAGCCACGCCGTCACTGACCCTACTTGCAAACTCATTGCCGCTATCTTTTATTACACTATCTAGGAACCCCATTTGCTTACCTCACTTTCGTACATGTTAACATAATCATACTGTTCTGATAATTGTCGAGCATAAAACCTTGCAGCATCACGCTCCTCAAAAACCTTAATCTGATCTGCATCGAGTGCTTCAACTTGAGCATCTTGATACGTGACAGTCCATACTGTTTTACTCATTCAAAAAAAGCTCCTAGTTTTATTGTTTTTTTAATTTCCCAACCCACACAGTCTAGCACCTTTTCCAAAGGTTTCAAGAAACCCTTATCAAATTGTCGTGAATAGTCTATAAATGGATCTACCCCAAACTCCTGTGGAATCTCAGAGAAGAAACTGATAGCATCTTCATGTATTGGATTGGGCATCTTAAGATAGATGTATTTTATTTTCTCACCCTCTTGTATCCTTTGATGCTTATGCTCAATGGTATGCTTTTTCAAGTACCAGTTGTAGAGGAGGGATCCTCTGACCTGGATGGGTGTGCTTTTACAATAGATGTCAGTTCTGTGCTTATATTTTTCAAGGCCATTGACTCCTCTGGGGAATGCGATTTCCTCGTAGGGTCTGTTTCTGGTCTCTGTTCGGACATCATTGATAAAAGTGATAAGTTCATCATTTGTTTTGCTGACAATGATCTTATAAGCTTCATATAACTTGTCCCTATAAAATTGTGGTGTAGATGACCTAGCGGTCTCAAGACCCATGATTTTCATCTTGGGTTCTTTGTATCTGACTCCTTCAGAGTCCCATACGTTAAGTATGTATCGCTTCTTGGCAGTCCATATACCACGTTCGGCAATGTTCTCCCTCTTCATGATCATCTTTTGATCATACGCCGAAACATACGTCGCAAGCTCCTGGTACGAGGCATCAATGAACGGTTCCAACCGATCCTTGCAGACCTTATCAAGTAGTTCCACGATCCGAACCTTATCGCTAGACTTATTACCAAAAAATTTATCAACAACAGGTCCGAGATTAAGATATATTGAGTCAGTGTCAGATGCAATTACGTAATCAACCTTATCTGTAGAGAGTAGTTTATTTAGATAACTATTCATCTTGTTCTCTATCCACCTGATAGAGACTTGTCCTGATAAGGTGATTGCTTCTGCGTTTGCGAGACGATAATATCTGAAGTGCTCGTTACCAATAGCACCATAAGCACTGTTAAGAGATATCTTCTTAGCCATCTGGATGTTATTACATCTGGCAATCTCGTTCTTAATCTTAACAGTTGGTGTCTTTTCATATTCCTTCTTAGCCTTGATCATCTTCTTCTTGAATATGACTCTAGAGTCATACATCTTCTTCATCATCAAGGGCAGGAACCCCTGCACATCCTTCCTGTACTGTGCTCCATTAGCACACACAGCAAACTCACCATCTATCTCTACCTCTTTGTTCAGAATCCGTTCAACGCTCGTGCTGGGATGTCTAGTCTCCCTGAGGGTCTCTGGTGAGATATTGTACTGCATAATAAGATGAGGGTACAAGCTATTAAGGTCAAAATTGACCACCCAATCATAGCCTCCTGGTTTCGGTTCTTTGACATACGCCCCCGCATATTGTTCTGATTTAACTGCACTCTCTTTCTTAGGCGGAATAGCAATCTTCCTTTTATTTAACTCGCAGTAAATGTAGTTGTCCCACATTCTAACCTGTGAGAATACATCCTCATAGTTCACCTTAGCATCATATGCCATAGTGAATGCAAGGTCAAGTAGTTTCATCTTATCATCAAGTTGATCTACCAACTTAACGTCATGGATGTTGTACTCAATAAACTTCTGCCAGTCCTTCTCATAGAACTCTTTGAATGTATCAAACTCAGAGTGATCTAACTTTCTCGCTCCAAGTTCAACCATACAGATGTGATCCAACCTATAGCTTTCTTGGTTTGTGTAAGTAAATTTCCTGTACAGTTCGAGATAATCCAGAGTAGCAATTCCTGGTAAATCGTAAGCGATTTGTCTTCTGCCCCTGATGTAAATTTCACGAGAAGATACAAGTTTCCATGGGCTAAGACTCTTAGTATACTTCTCACCGAGTATCCTACTAATACGGTTAGCGATATAGGGAATATCAAACAACTGTACGTTCCAACCCGTAATAACGTCAGGACAATTTTCATTCCAGTACTGTAAGAAAGCAGACATCATAGACTCTTCAGTCCTGAAGTGCATGTAATCAACTTCAGGGTCACTGTTGTCAAATGGTCTTGCACCAAAGACAACAATGCGACCAGTGTAAGAGTCCTTAATACTGATCGCTAAGATTTCTTGATCTGCTGATTCGATATCGGGAAACCCATTCTCAGCAGCAGTTTCAATGTCAATGTTAAATATACGAATCTTCGAAGTATCAAACTGAATCTGATCCTCTGGATGTTCTCCGAGAATATATTGATACAGATACCTAGTGTTACCATAGATATCAAAATCTGGTACTTCTTTATATTCTTTAACAAACTCTTTGGCAGACTTAATAGAACCCATAGGAAGTGGTTCTACACAGTCACCCTCAAGAGTTTTCCATTCAGAATAATTTTTGGTAGGCACATACAGGGTGGGATTATATTTCACCCTGTATGAGAATGCACTACCTGCATCATAACCACGAACTAGCAAACTATTGCCAGCTTGTTCAACGTTGGTGTAGAACTTCATTCGGTCTCAATATAACGAGCAAGAGTTTTCTTACTTGGATTAACTAAAACTAATATATCAGATGACCTAATAACAACCTCAGACTCCTCAGAATGAGGAGGCCAAGGTGTCAATTCGCCATCTTCCTTCACTTGTTTAGCATGATATAGTACACAGTCTGGGTCACCAAACTCTACACCACCGAGTTCCTCAACTCGTGCTACTAGCCACTGGTCCTTCAGTAGCAGCAGCTGTACTCGATTCTCCTGTTGTTCCTGCTCCTCCATTTAAAATGTCCTCTCCATTATTAGGTAAGAAACTTAGATCAACTCCAGCTTCCTTCAACTTTTGTACATAATTTGTCATGATCTCATTATTTGGAGGCATGGCAGTAACCACATGTTGTGGATTTAATCTAAAATCTTCATAAGGTGTGAAGACATTCCAACGACGATAGTTCACACGATACGTAGCTTCAGGAGTACCTTCCACACCCTCTACCTCAAGCTCTGTGATCAAAGGATATAACATTTGATATGCTACAAACTTATCATCCTCACGAACCTGAGAGAAGTTGCAGATAACGTTCTCTCCTGACGCTAGTGTAACGATTCTAATATTGTGTTGAATTGGTGCTGATGCTGCACCAGCAGCGGAATCCGTCATAGTTTATTGTCTACGGTTTTATTAGTATACATGGTATTTAACCACTTGTCAAGTCAAAGCCAATCTTTCCTAGCATGATGCTCTGGAATGATTTTGCCTAGTCTAACAGAAAGAAGACCGTCTTGAAACTCTACAGACCTGATTTCTACATCATCTGAAATATTCCATGACCTCTTGAAAGATCTCTGTGCTAGTCCTCTGTGATGGTATTCTGTCTCTGTGTCTGTGTTTTCTTTCTTGCCTTCTACAAACAGTTTACCATACTCTGTGTAAACTGCAACCTCTTCTTTCTTGAAACCAGCAAGAGCGATCTCCAGTTTGGATTCAATATTGTTTACAGATACCAAATTGTATGGTGGATAGTTATCTGTTGTTGCATTAAAAAACCCATCGAAAAAATCTTCCATTCCGATGGAGTTCTTATTAATTCTGTCTAGTAGCTGTGGTAAATCCGCAGCATGATACCTTGTTATGTTACCCATGATAGTTCTCCTTATTAAGCGAGTGTGTTTGTGTCCCTTACGGCGACACTACTATTTAAGCACACTACAACTTAGTTGACAACAGGATTATTTTCGCAAGATCCG